CTCTCGGTCTGAAAATGACGGGGCTGCCTCAGGTATATCTCCATAATCTCCGCGATTTATTGCTTCGAACATCGGGCCGCGCGTCACATACTGACGAACGCCGTCTGCTTGAATGATATAGCCTTCCTTGCGCGACTCGATATCCATCAGGCCACCGCCATGTTTTCACTGCTAGACTTTATGCAAATGTCACGCATATTAAAGCTGCCGCCCCCGCCGGTCCCAGTTGAGACAAATTGCAAAATGTCACCGACATTGACATCTACATCAATTGTGTGAGTTCCTGTTCCAGACTCGGTGCCAAGGGACGTCTCATTTAGAAAGAACTCAGTGACAGGAACGGGAGCGCCGCTGTCAGTTATCCTTATCGACATTTGCACAGTTCCAGAAACAAGGACTTGGAATACACGGCTGGTTCCGACTCCTTCATGGCCGATACCAACTTTTCCTACATCTCTAGCGATGATGAATGAGCCAGATGCGGGAGCATAAAGCGCGGCTGTGTGGATGCGAGGTGCCCCAGTGGCCCCCTCGGCTATGGCGACGGGATTGTCTCTAAGCTTTGTTGCGGTTGATGATTTAATAGCCGCCTGAACAGCTATTTCGCTGTCGGGTGGAAGGTTGTAGTCGGTCATGAGTATCTAGCTCCTATAGTTCCATCGTTTAGCTCGCCATTATCATCGCCCCAGTAGGCTGACTTGAATACACGGCTTCCATCATAATCTGTCGCATCACTCGCCATGAAGTAATAGTTCCGACCATATGACGTTATGTCTTCGGCGGTGTAAGTCACCACCCCTTGCGTTAGCTTTTCCTCGTATGATGTAATCAACCAAGTGGTTAAAGTCGGCTGCCTCCATTCATCGTAAAATAGATAATGCTCCAAATAGAAGGGATCTCCGACCCCGTAAGCCCTATCCTTTAAGTCCATAGAGAACGTTATGGATTTCGGAATATCCACGTATCTTTGCAAGATACGCTCGCCGACTTCTTTTGCCATCAATCGACTTGATACCCATGTCCCGAATATTTCACGGATAGAGGCCGACCCGTAACGCTCTTCGCTCTCACTATCGACATCTGCCGTCACATATCCGTTGTAGTTTGCGATTTCTGACACATCGCTGAGGCTGTCCGTGCGACCATACCAATACCAAACTTGACTGGCCCGCTGATCCTCAGACTGCTTTACCGATAGACCAGAAAGGATATTGTCATTATCGCTAAGTATTTCTGGATATTCGGTTAGCCCCCTGACGACCTTCATCTTCACCAGCGCTGTGCGCTCATCCCACCACATGAAAATCAAGCACTGGTTTTGAATCTGTGAAATCAATTCTTGTACGGATTCCGGCTCTGATATGATGCGATTAATTCGGTAGTCAGAAATCAGCTCAGACACTTCTTGATTCCAGCCCGCCACATCCAAATACTCTGCACCAACACCGCAATACGTCACTAGAAGGTCGTATAAAACGGACGGTATTTCTTGATCGAAGTATGACGCGCATTGCTGTACTGTAGTCTCAATATCATGGGGCGCGGCCTCTGTTCCGTTCGTGCCGCGCGAGCTTCCTTCGAACTGTATGTATAGGCCATCTTCGCTTTCCGTGATGCTGGTATACGTGACGATTTCATCATCAATTCGAACCATCCCCGACGATGAATAATCATCTATTTCCGCATTCGACACACGGAAGGTGGCGGCGCTATCGGTGATTGACTGGTAGACAACGCCAGTTGAAATAACTGGGCATTGCCCGTTCTTTTCTTCAACCCGCGCCAATATGTCCCGCCCTACAATTGAAACGCCCCCACCATTGCTGGACTGCGACACCGAGCTTGTAAAATATGTGCGGACGCTCATTTCAGAAAGGGCATCACCGAGAAACCCCTCGTACACCTTGATAGTCATGTTGGTGTAGTATGGGTTTCTTTGCAGCCACGCCCCCCAGAACGTCCCCAGATCTTCTGGCGTGTAGTCCCGCTCAGAAACATAAGGGTCAACCAAGGTATCATCGTAAGGCGCGTCACCGAATGCAATTGAGCATGTGGCCCGCGTGCCAAACGCTTGCATATTGTGGTTTGCGCCCGCAAAATTTACCTTGCTAGGCACAGTCGAAACGGATTTCAACAAAGGTATTGCGTAGGTAACGCCGTCGATATCACGACCTGCGATGTCGCCGGTGACAAAGAATATAGAGGTGCTCGATAGCGTAAAGTTTTCTACGTCTTGGCAGGTCTTGCGTGTGTTGAAGCATTTACGCGCTGCGTTACCCGCCGCCGAGCATGGGGACTGACCCCACACAAGACTGCAGGACGGCTGCAATAATTCTACTATTTGAACAACTTCTCTTGCCATCACTCCCACCCGTAAGCCTTGCCTGAAAACCCTGTCTGCATGTACGCTTTCGGGCCTGAATTAACCGGAGGCGTAAAGTTAGACTCTATCATGTAGTCAACTTCACCAAAAGCATCAGGACGCCATGCCACGAAAAAAGGTGCCGTTTCTGCCGCGATGATAAAAGGGTTCCAGCTGGATCGCACCCACTGCGCCTCTAGCAAATTCCAACTTACCGATGCATTAAGGGATTTCCGAAGAACAACCGCGCCCAAATATTCGCCTGTTGCAGATTCGTTTGTGGTCATTGTTGTGTTTCTGTTGCTCGCAGATGGGGTGAACCCCTGATATACGCGCTGTGGCATCTGCATGGCCTTGCCGAACCGTATCACGCCGATAATCGCTGTCAATGCGCCATCGGAGACGATAATATCCTCGCCGTCACCATCCATTACCTCTACGCCATCGCTGTCGGCAATGGTATCTCCAGCCGACAAAATCGACACGCGCCATTGCGAGGAGTCCACTTGATTAAACAGGGCCATGATTGGGCTGTCATCTTCGATCTGAGATGTCGCCACAGGGACCCACGCCGAACCGTCGTAATAATCGATTGATATCTCAGCGCCTATCGACCCCAAGTTGTGTGCCGCGATGCAACAACAATCCACGGACCCGCCATATTCTGTATATGCTTCCGCCCATGTTGCGGGGAATGTGTTGGCTCCCCACTTCTTATAGGTGGTATCTGATTGGGGGCCGTCTGAATAATACCCCGTTGCCGTGCTAGACGCCGTGACCACACCGCCATCAGCCCACACGCCGGAATGCAATATGCGCGCATGAGTGGTGGGGTATTCGCCTTCCAGCGGGGTGTAATCGTCTGCAATTATTACTGTCATGCTATACCCTGCTCACGTTGTAAACGTGCCCGTTTGCCTTGCCTTGGTTCAATATCTCAAAAAGGTGCTCAACGCTATGGATCGAGAAGCTGCTATTGTCGTCCCCAACAAGTGAAATACTTATACTTGATGCCGTTTGCGCCGACGCGCTTTCCGCCGCCGATGCTGCCGACGCACCGCCGGACGAACTGATTCCGCTTGATGAATTCATAGAGCTGATCGCCGAAACGAGACTTAGGCCCGCTGTGATTTTTCCCCAAAACGGTATGGATGGATCTGCAAGCGCCTGAGCGAACGCGCGAGCGGAGTTGATAGACGTTTCAATTGCCGCCGCCTTTTCGTGCAAGTCAGCAATTTTTCCATTCCCGCTCGCCGTGGCTGTAGCCAAGTCACCGAAGAACTTTGAAGTTTGGTCTAAAACATCACCGTTCTTGTATGCGTCGATCCCAGTCATTTTTTCCGCATGTTCTTTGGCCAGCTTTTCAGCCGCTTCTTGATATTCAAGTTGCGTCAACAACTTTTGATCTAGGGCGCTCTTTAGTATTACCTTGGATGCCGCAAATGATGCTAACTCTGCCTCTTCTCGCGTCTGAAAGCCCTCTAGCAAGACCTCTAAGTCTGCCGCTAAATCTTCCCGAAGTCTTTTCGCGTCACTCTTGCCCCCACTTGACACCTTGGTGGCGTGTTTGACTGGCTCATCGGGCGCGCTGCTGCGAGATGCGCCGTATGCCACATATGCGTTTTTAAGAGTATATGTGCCGTCCGCTAAGCTTGCATCAAACGCCGCGTTGGCCTTGGCGATTTCCCACATATTCAGCGCCGCCGTAGCCGCACGATCTGACAGGGAGGAAATCCTATCCTCCAGACCCCCAGCCGCATCAGAAGATGCCGATATAGCCTTTGCAACGCTAAAGAACCTATCGGCCATTATCAGCGCTAAATTACCACCTTCTATGGTTGCGTCATTTAGATCCTTTGTGTGGTCTATGACTTTTTGAATTGCGCCCTGCGTCTCGACCATAGCTAGATAGAATTCCAGCTCGGCGTCGGTCATGGATTCGACTTCGCCCGCAATATCCCGAAATCTCTCTTGCAGCACGGTTGCATAGGTTATCTGGTCTTGAAGCGTGTCGGCCTGAGATAGTTCCTGTAGGTAATAAGCCAGCTCTCTGGTTTGCTCCGTCGTGAAATCAAAAGACGACGCCAAGTCTTCGGCTCTGGATCTATTCAGCAACCACCCATCATAATTTCCTGCAAGAGCAACAGTTAATTCTCTTGCTTGGTCTGCCAGCTCTCGAATTCCTACCTCTCTATATACCGAAAGCAACTCGCGAAACTCTTCCCGATTAGACCCAAAGGCTTCTGTTAGAGCATCGGCATCCCCCGTGAGTAACTCCACGAGACCAGACGTATTTTCCAAAGCTTCACCTAAGGTCTCTAGCGCCGTTTCGTAATCTTCTGAGCTTCCCTTCGCCGCATTAATTGCCGCCGACACCAGTGGAATGGTAACACCGGCTAGAACCCCCGCGACTGCACCGACCGCACCAAACCCGCCAAGGAGTTGCGGCAACTGTTGGGCAAGGACTGTTGAGGCTCGCGTGTTGTTTTGAAGCTGAACGGTTATATCTTGCAGCTGGAACGCGGTGTTTTGAATCTTGGCGCGAGTTCCGCCAGACACATTGCCCAGACCTGACAAGGCCGAGCCAAATTTAGAGGTTTTCGCCGTAGCGCCTGCGGCCTTTGATGATACCTTATCGATTCCTTCGGCGGCCTTATCAAAGCCTGTGCCGTTATAATTAGCATCTACATCAATGGAAACTGGGGGGAGTGTCATATTCTATTTTCCTTCGGCCTCTAGGTCTTCTAGCCAGTCCTCGATGTCGTCAATGTCGCCGCGCTTCAAGCCGCCCGCATAGTTGCCCGAATTCTTGCTGTGTAGCTCGTATTCCAAGAACCATTCTGGGAACGTCATGGCCCAAAATTCGCTGGGCTGTATTCCCCAATTCCTTGCGTGTAGGTAAAGGGCATCGAAATCAATCGGCGCGCCTTCACTTTGATCTACTTGCTCGGCTCTTCGGGCTGGCCTTCGGGCTTTTTTCCCGTCTTTTCCTCTGGTGACATTGCTTCCAGACACGCATCAAGTGCCGTTATGACCTCCTGAACGCCTTCTGTCGTCGCCATGCCGCGATGCAAAACATCTTCATGCGTTGCCTTGACCCCTGATGCTGCCAAAAACGGCACAAGAACCGACGCGGCGTCGGTGGCCTTAAAGTCACCCTTCATTCGCGAAATGGTTGCTGACATAATGCTTACATCGCGCTCAATGCGCTGCATGATTTTCATGTTCGGCGTTGCCGTCACCAAATCACCGTTGTAGGTAAATTCAAACTCGCGAAAAATACCCATGTTATGCGTCCACGAACGTTACGTTGCCGCTAGATTCCAGCGAACAAGTAAACGTGGCGGGATCTGTGCCTTCCGAACCAGCGCTTTCGAAGCCCGAAATGAACCATGATCCAGTCGCCGTGCCTAGGCCGTCTAGCAAAACTTCGAAATCGTGCAGCGCAGTTCCAACCCCAGCCCCAGCCGCCAACTTTAGCAAGATTGTATCCTTAATTACGCCCTCCACAGACATAGAAAAGGTCTTGGTGCCAATGTCATCAAGTAGCGTTCGAACGCCTGCGTCGTCCTTGTCAGTAATGTCAATCATTTCATTCGAGATTGTGAATGTGTCCGCGCGAGCACCAGCGATAACAATCGCCCCCGCACCTGCGTCGTATTTAATGCGCAATTTGCGCCCTGCGATAGCTGACATGTCTATGCCTCCTGTAGAAGGGTGCGAAACTTTAGCATTCCGCGCCGTGTAGATCCGTCTGGATCAAGTGAGAAATCGCTACTTTCGTAGCTGGTGGTTATGTGGTTCTGCCCTGAAACTACCATGTTTTGACGGTCTAGCAAACCCCGTACAGTCGCGGCAATATTCTTGGCCGTCGTATAGTTTCCGTCACGCGTCCATATGTCGATCTGAGACACGACATTATCGCCCGTCACGTCCTTGTCGGCAAGCGGCGTACCGTAATCGCCGCCGAAGCTGATAAACGGGTAGTATGCGGCGTCACTGGCATTTTCTTGTGGA